GTACAGGATCTAGTATCGCACCTCCAAAATATGCTGCTGCTATTAAACCACCACCTTCACCTTGCATAGCTGCATTTAATTTTGCTTGTTGTTCTTTTAAAGTGTCTTCCATAAGATACACTTTTTCACCACCAATTATTTGAGTTATACCTCTAATAGTATCTGTTAAACCTAATGTAAATGCATCACCTATACCAAATTCTTCTTGATCATCAGAAAATAGTTTTATACTTTCTTTATCTTTTACATCACTTGGTAAAAATTGATTAAAAGGATCTTCTTGATCCATATCTAGTTCTAAATTTTTAAATAAAAATTTATCGTCTGGATTTTGATCTATTTTAAATTCATTTTGTAGTGGCTGATTTTTAACATCATTAGGAATAAATATGTCAAAAACATTACCAGATTTTACATTCTGGTCCTGCTTGACATCATCTGGCAAGAATTGATTGAATACGTTTTCAGCCATTATTACAATGTAAAATCGTCTGGATTTAATCCTAATTTTTTAAGTTCTTCTCTAACAAATTGTCTAGCATCATTAGCTAATTTTTCTTTTTCATCATCATCTACACTAGATTGATTTATTTTACTTATAGTATTTCTTAACCCATCTAATAGAGAAGACGCTGATCCAAAACCACCACCCTCTTTTGCTCTTTTACTTTGTATGTTAATACCTATATTTTCTTTAGGTCCTATTTGGCTAACATCAAATTTTGTACCATCATTTGCTTTTGCTTTAGTTTGTACTTGATTTTGATCTACCTGTGGTGCATCAGTAGTTTTTTGTGGAGTCATATAGGCATCATAAGTAGTAGGATAATTATCTATACCTTGAGTTTCTAATATAGATTTTATATATTTATCTCTTGCATAAGTTGCAAAACCAAAAGGATAATTATTAGCTTTAACTTCATCAAAACCTTCTTTTAAAAATTTTACATCATCAGCTAAATCACTTTCTTCACCTACATTAAAATTATAAGTTCTAGTATTAGTATCAAAAAAATTAGTGTTAAAATTAGAATTAGCTTTACTAGCTGTAGATGAATGTCTTGCATTATTAACATCATAGTCATTACCACTACCACCCTCAATATCCATTATAGATTTCGTTGGCATCATAGGGACATCACTTGCAGCTGCAGTTTGAGTGTCAGTAGTTCCTGTAGGTTGCTCTTGACCTATACCAACTTCAGTTGGATCTTCTCCTTCATTAGGAAAAAAATAGTTCATCATATTCATAGATCCAGGACCGCCTGGCATATTTGAAAGTAAATCTCTTGTCTCTGCAGTTCTTTCATTAAATGATTTAATTCTACCTTTTTTTCTATCAACAAATGTACTTTCTATTTTATATTGATCTTCATTACTTAAATCTTTAATTTGTTTTAAAAATAATCTTGTTGAAGCATCATTTGCTGTTGCACCTATTGCATCGGCATAATTACCATATACAGGAGACAATGTGCTAGATATTAAGTTCATATTATTTTCTCTTGTTTCCTCTTGTTTTATAAATGCAGGTTTATCAACTTCAAAATATTGTCTTTTTGCATACTGAAGATTTTCATATTTTTCTTGATCTGCCTGTCTACGATCTCTTATTACTTCAGATATATATCCTGTTGCTATACCTCTTACTGCTCTAGAAATATCTACCATTATTTAGACTCCTCTGGTTTAGGTTTAGACATTAAACCTTTACTTTCTTTTATTTCTTCTTGTAATTCTTTTGCTGTTTTTTTAGCCTGTATATTTAATTGTACTGCAGATTTAATATCTTGTTTATTTGTTACATCATCTTGTGACATTTTAATATTAGGTACTTCTGCTACTACCCCTATAGTTGCAATCATTTTCATAACAGGTTCTGCTATTGTAAAAGCTACATCTGGAGTAAATCTACCATTTAAAAATCCACCAAACAAAGCAGTTCTAGCTATTGTCTCAACTGGAACACCAGCATCTAGCATAGCAATTATTTGTTCTGCTCTTTCTGGTTCTGTCATTTTTGTCCACAAATATTCTGTAGCTTCTTCCATAGTCGGATATTGTGGTGGATGTTCCCAAGGATAATTACCTGGGGTGTCTGTTAGTGATTGACCAGGAATAGGTGTATCAAAAGGATTACCTATACCTTCTCCAAATTCGTCTTCCATATTAACTCCTTATACTACTTTTTTTCTAACTAAAGTTCTTTTAACTTTATAATCATCTGTGTAAAATTTACTAAGTCTTGCATCCCATGCAGAATTTAATGTGGCAAAATTTACTACTTCAGCATATCCTTTACCAGTTCTACCATAGCTTGGTTTAAAGGCTTGCATTCTACCACCAAATTGTGGCATGGTTACTCCTGTATCTATTATATCTAAATCTCCTCCACCACCACCTTGAGATTTTCTATCAAATAAAGCACTACCTAATGATTCTCCAACTTTACTTCCTATAGCAGCACCTGTAGGTCCACCTAGTGTGCTTCCTACCCATGTTGTAGCTGCTTTAATTCCATTTTTAAATAAGTCTTTTAGCATTTATACTCCTATAAATTAAATCCAAATTTTCCAATCATTTGATATAATGCATCTTTAGATTTTTGATCTTGTAATTCAAATGCTGTAGATCTTTCCATAGCTGCCATAGCTAAGTTATGATTTCTATTATTAGCATTTTCTGAAGATGTATTTACCCAAGATGCTTCATCTCTCCACTGTTGCCATAATGATGATAGTGCCCAGTTAGAAAGATTTAAAACATTTTGTGCATTAGCTTGATTAGCTGCATTTACTGCAGATGTATTAGCTGTATTAATAGCTCTTCTCCAAACTACATTTGATTGGTCTATTTCTCTTTGATTGTTAACATTAAATTGTTGTCTTTGATTTTCTAAAGTTGCATTATATTGATTTAATGCAGCTTCTCTTTTTGCATTTGCTTCATTTACTGCAATAGTATTTTGTGCATTTAATGCAGATGCTTTAGCTCTTTCTGCTTCTGCAAATTTATTCATACCATCAGTTCTAGCAGCATTTTGATCTGAAATAGTTGTACTTAGCTTATCATAAAATTGATTAACTTGATTTTGACTTGTAGCATTAAATTGTGCTGCAACGTTAGCAGCTGCTTGGTCTGATAATAAAAATGCTTGTCTTGTATTTATATTTTGTAGATTAGCTTGTTGTTTATTAGACAAGTTAGCCATATCCATTTTAAGATAAGCCTGTGCATTTGTTATATTAGCTTGTTGGTTATTAGACAAGTTTTGAAATATCATCTGCTTATATGTAGCAGCATCTGCTGCCGCTATAGGTGTAGCAGATTGCATAATACCTTCAGCTAATGCTTCAGCAGCCATTGAGCTAGCACTTAGTCCTCTATTAGCCATAGCAGCTTCTGCTGCTTTTGCTGCTCCTCTAGCCCATACAGGTAATGGATTACCTGATGCTAGTGCTTGTTCTACTTCAGTTTGTAATTTACCTAATTGTCCTTTTACAGTTGCATCAGCAGTTACTGTTCCTGTTGCAGCTTGTGCAGGTGCTGTAAGACCTGTCATTTGTGCAGCTGTCACTGTAGGTGTAGCACCAGCAACTGTTGCAGCTGTAGTTTGTGCTGCTGCTGTAGGAGTAGGGGCTGTAACTTGTGTACCCGCTAAACCTGGTGTAGGACCTGTTATAGTAGGTGCTGCCGCTGTTGTAGGAACTGCTGCAGATAAACCTGTTGCTGCTGTTTGTCCTGACAGTGCAGTTCCAGTTAATAATTCTGGTGATTTTATATTTTGTAATTGTGGTGATATAGTTGTGCCTGTAGGTAAACTAGGTTTACCAGCTGCTAAACTTTCAATAAGGCTAACAGCTTTGGCACTACCTGTTTGTTCTTTTTGAGTAGGTGCTATCGACCCTTTCTGTAGTTTTACTTCATCTGGTGTTGCCATTATCTCCCCTGTCTATTGTATTTTTTAAACATTCTTTTTTCAGATTTGTTTTTACTTTTTTTATGTATCCTTGGTCTTTTTTTTGGTTTTGGTCTCTCAACATATGCTTTAAATTTTTTAGCCATTAATAACTCTATAACCTTTATACCATGCTGGTAAACCTATAAAAGGTCTCTTATCAAATTTATTTTCTTTTGCAGTTTTTAAGTTTGATTTATTGTAATGTAAAAATACTTGACCGCAATCTTTACCTTGAAATTCTTCTCTCCAGTGTTCTAAATCACAGCCAGAATATACTAACATATCTCCTGGTTTTAAATCTATTTTAACACCTGCTTGACCTTGCTTACCTGTAGGATCTAAGTATATTGGCCAAGAGTCACCTCCAAGATTTAATGTTGTTGATATTTCACAAGAGTATCTATCTTTATGTCTTGCAAGCACATCACCTTTTTTATATATTCTAGCATATGAATATGTTTCACTTAATTTTAATTTTGTTTGTTTTTCCATTATTGGTTTTACTTCTTGCAATAATGTTTCCATTGCAATGTCCCCATAATGTGAGTATGTGTTTGGAACTTGCTCATCATTCCATACACCAAAGTATTCTGTATATGGTGATATGTATTTTTCATCAAATAAAAATCTTGCTACTTTTCTTTTATTTAAAAAATATTTGTATACAAAATTTGCTAATTCTTCTGATATTGCTTTTTTAATAACTGTGTATTTATTTTTTTGAAATGACATTTTTAATAATATTTTTCCCTATTAATTTTTTGTTTAACTTTATAAAATTTTTTATATAATCTGGTTTATTTTTAAGTGTATTAGTTTCTAAAGTAGTTTGTATAACTGCTTTTTTCATATTATCATTAACCTTAGACATTTAAAACTGAATTAGGTATAGCTTGGCAGTTCCAATGTATAAACCTAAATGGTTCGTATCCCATATCAACAACATATTGATGTGGCATATATGATGGAAAAAACATTAATCTACCTGGTTTAACTTGATAATGTATTTGTGATGATGCATAAGTAATTTTTGATTTATCTTTTTCTGGTAAAAGATTCATCATATTACCTGGTCTTGGATCTTCAAACATTGGTAATGATGTTTTTTCACTAGCTTTTAAAAAATAAAAACCAGACATGTGTCCATTCCAATGTGTATGTAAAGTATGGTGACCACCACCTTTTTTAGCAAACTCTTGAACCCACATTTCTGTTACAAAGATAGTATAATTAGATAAATCAAAACCCATTTCTAATAATAAATTGTAAGCAGTAGCACCTATATAATTTTGTAATTCTTTAAATTTAGGATCGCCAATTAAACTAGTAGAATGAAATACATGACCCATATCACCTTTGTCACCAAACTTTTTATTTCTTTTATCTATTTGTTTTTTTAAATTTTTTTGTGATTCTTTAATATAAGAATCTGATGCTTTATTTAATTTATTTACAAAACCTGGTTCATCAGACCACCATATGGGGCATGCAAAATATTGTTCTAAATTTAATTGTTTTGGAAATTGTAATTTTTTTTTCATATTCTCCTTATCTAAATGGGAAACCAAGATTCCATATTACTAAACTATATCTTGATCCTTTTTTTACTGGACAGACTCTATGCCATACAAATGAAGGGAATACTACTAAACTACCTTTAGGTAATACTTCAGTACATTTTATAATATTTCGTTTTTTATCTGGATCATTTTGTCTAAAATCAAATTCTAATTCACCACCTTTGTATTCTTTTGGATTTGATAAACTAACTGTTACAGATAATTTTCTTATCTTTTGATGTGATGGTGTATTAGGTTGATTATAGGGTTTATCCCAACTATCACAGTGCCAATCATAGAATTGTCCTTTTTCATATTTTGTAAATTGACAACTTTCTGAATAATCCCAATGAAAATTCCAACCTGCATTTCTATTTGCTTGATGTATATATGGATGTATTTCCTTATATATCCATCTATCATTCATCCAAACAATATTAGAATTTCTTTTCTTTTTTAAATCTTTTATTTGATTTTTATTTAATTGTCTATTTCCATAACCACCTGTGACTGCCATTTGATCTTGTATAGATTTACCATACTTTACAATTTCATCACATATTCTTTCTGGTATTGCACTTTGGAAATACCAATAATAATTTGTTAAATTCATATTATATATTATACCTATATTTTATTAAAAAGTCAAGGGGTATAATTTTATGATATTGTTAATGTTCCTGTTACTGTAAATCTAGCCACTTTATCATTAGCTGGACCTACACAAGCACTTAATGTATTTGTTCCTGGTGCAACGCTTGCTGTTGTTGATCCTGGAAATCTTACTATTACAACTCCAGAACCACCATTTCCACCAGATTGAGATGATGGATAAGCAGTACCACTACCACCTTTACCTGTATTATCTCCACCTGCAACAGGTGATCCAGTTGTTACACTTCCACCTGTAGAATAAGTTACATCAGATCCTGTAATTTGATTTGGTGCTCCTGCTCCTCCTGCAGAACTTGGGCCTCCCCCTGCTCCTGCAGCGGTTGCTCCACCACCACCAGAACCACCACCACTAGCAACACCTTGTGGTGTATTACCACCTGAATTACCTTGAGGAGGATCTTGAGGAGGCGTATTACCTGCTCCTCCACATAATGCTTGTGGGTTAGCTAATCCTGCTCCACCACCAGAACCTCCAGGTCCTCCATCACCACCTGGTTTAGTTGATACTGCTCCACCAGCTCCACCTCCAGATGATGTAATTCCATAAAAAGATGAGTCACCACCTGCGGGTCTACATTCGTTTGATTGAGGAGTTCCTGTTCCTCCTCCCCCAATAACAATTGGATAAGCTCCTGGAGATATATCAAGACTTGAGCCTTGTAAAGGAGAAGGTCCAAAACCAGAAGCTCTATAACCTCCAGCTCCACCACCTCCAGATCCACCTCCACCACCTCCAGCAACTACTAGATAATTTAAAGGAACAGTGCTTTCATTAATATTTAATGTTCCTGAAGATGTAAATTTTGCAAAATAAGAAACACATGATCCTGAAGATATTGCACCTATAGTTGCAACACATCCTGGATTTGAACTAAAAGAAATTCCTCCTGATGATCCTGCTCTTACAACTACAATACCTGAACCACCTGCACCACCTGCTCCACAACTTGGTTTTGGAGGAGCATTACTTCCACCTCCACCGCCACCACCAGTATTAGCTGTACCAGCACCACCTACTGTTGGACTAGTACCAGCACCTATACCTCCACCACCTGGGGCACTAGGTGAATTTGCTCCATAACAACCACATGATGAAGAACCACCTCCACCACCACCAGCAACTGTTATTGCAGTTCCTGTAATATTGTTTGGAACACCATTACCACCATGTCCTCCTGGTCTTGGATGACTTCCTGTTGGATGATTAGAACCAGCTCCACCAGCTCCACCTCCACCACCACCATTAGTTCCACCATTATTTCCTTGAGGAGGACTAACAGGGGGAGTATTTCCAGCTCCTGCTGATCCACAATCACCACCTCCACCACCACCAGAACCTCCAGCTTGTCCAGTGTTAGCAGGTCTTGAACCACCGCCTCCACCACCAGTTGATGTTATTGTTCCTAAAATTGAATCACTACCATTTGTGCCTGCTGATGGGCCACTAGTTGATCCTGCTCCACCTGCTCCGACTGTAACTGAATAACTTCCTAATCCTAAACTCTGTGCTGTACCTTGAAGTGGGCTAGGGCCAAAACTTGATGCTCTATAACCACCTGCTCCACCACCACCACCAATATCCATACCACCACCTCCACCACCAGCGACTATCATATAATCTACTGTTTCTTCTCTTTTAGCCCATGTTCCTTGATTTAATCTAGATAACTGACTTTTTAAATTCCATATACCACTTGCTTTGTTTAATTCTTTTACTATAACTACTCCTGATCCTCCATTTCCACCACTACCTCTAGAGGGATTAGAATCATGG